TGGGTATGTCCAAGCGAATATCCTGATTTGTCTAAAGCAAAAGAAATAGCAATAGATTTAGAAACTAAAGATCCAAACATAAAAACAAAAGGTGCAGGTTGGGCAACTTTTGATGGCCACATTGTAGGTTTCGCTGTGGCTGCTTATGATCAACAATGGTATTTTCCTATTCATCATGACGCTGGTGGTAATATGGATGAGGGTATTACGATTGGGTGGATGCAAGAAGTTTTAAAAACACCAGCTACAAAAATATTTCATAATGCTAGTTATGATGTTGGTTGGCTCAAAGTAAATGGTTTTGAAATAAACGGACCAATTGTAGACACGATGATCGCAGCTGCACTTGTTAATGAAAATAGGTTTAGTTTTAGTTTAAATTCATGTGCAAAAGACTATTTAGGTGAAATTAAAAATGAGACGTTTCTGAACGAAAAAGCTAAAGAATGGGGAATTGACCCTAAAGCTGATCTTTGGAGGCTGCCTGCGGGCTACGTAGGCTTCTATGCTGAGCAAGATGCAGGCCTAACCTTACGGCTTTGGCAACACTTTAAAACAGAGATCACAAAACAAAGTTTAAATGATGTTTGGGACATGGAGATGGAGCTTCTACCTATTTTAATAAATACAAGAATGAGAGGTATACGAGTGGATGAAGATAAAGCTGCAGCTCTCAAAAAAGAGTTTAAGAAAAAAGAGTCTGATGTATTGGGTAAGATAAAAAAAGAAACAACCTTAGATGTTGATATTTGGGCTGCTAGATCCGTAGCGCAAGTGTTTGATAGAATAGGTGTTGATTACCCACGAACAGCGAAAACTGAAGAACCAAGTTTTACGCAAAATTGGTTAGTAAACTGTAATAACCCGATAGCGCAACTAATAAGACAAGCAAGAGAAATAAATAAATTCCATTCAACATTCATAGACTCCATTCAACGTTATGTGCACAAAGGTAGAATACATTCTGAAATAAATCAACTAAGATCTGATCAAGGAGGGACAGTATCAGGTAGATTAAGTTACTCTAATCCAAATTTACAACAGATACCAGCTCGTAATAAAGAATATGGGGATAAAATTAGAAGTTTGTTTTTACCAGAAGAAGGTAAACAATGGGGATCATTTGATTACAGTCAACAAGAACCAAGATTAGTTGCTCATTACGCAGCAAGCGTGGATAATAATTTTACTGGAGCTGATGAATTTATCGAGGCTTACAAAAATGAGGCAGCAGATTTTCATCAAATTGTTGCAGATATGGCAGGTATAAGTAGAACTCATGCAAAAACTATTAATTTAGGTTTGTTTTATGGAATGGGTAAAGCTAAATTAGCAAA